AGGCGGATTAGTTAGTTCAACTGGTACAATTACTTCTGCTGCTACCATAACAGGTGGCAACTTGGCCACAGGCGGCACCGCAAGTGCCACAGGCAATATTACAGGTGGCAATGTTCTAACAGGCGGGCTAATATCAGCAGGCGGTGCAATTACTGGATCAACATTAAGTTCTACTGGTAACGTAAACACTGTAGGCATAGTTGGCACAGGTAACATTTCCACAACTGGTAATATTTCAGGTAACTATTTCTTAGGCAACGGTAGTCAACTTACTGGTATTGATGCTACAAGCATTCAAAATGGAACATCAAATGTACGTGTTGTGAGTTCTGGTGGTAATGTTGCAATTGGAATTGGTGGCACATCAAATGTAGCAGTATTTGCCACAACTGGCGAGTACATAACTGGTGTGTTAAGTGCGAGCGGTACTGTTACAGGTGGCAACTTGGCCACAGGTGGTACTGCAAGTGCTACAGGTAACGTAACTGGTGGTAATGTACTGACAGGTGGATTGATATCTGCAACAGGCAATGTTACGGGTGGTAATTTACGCACAGCCGGATTAATAACAGCCACTGGTAACATTACTGGTGGCAATATATCAACTGCTGGTAATGTGGCAGCAGGCGGTGTGCTCAGTGACAACTTCTACTATGCAAACGGTACTCCAAGAACATTTGGTATTACCTACACTGCATCCGCAACACCTCCTGCTAGTCCAACAGTTGGCGATCAGTGGTACAACACTACCACTGACATCTTGTATGAATACACATACGACGGCACAACCAACTATTGGGTTGACATTGTAAGTCCAGCGTTTGCTGCTGGTGTGGTTGCCAACATTGCTATTTCTGGCAGCATGCTGGTCAATGCTAACTCAGCATACGACATTGGTTCAACTGTACAACAGTTCCGCAACGTATATGCTACCACCTACTATGGTGATGGTAGTCAATTGAGCGGTATTATTACATCAGTTGCCAACATTAACAACGGCACATCAAACGTCACAGTGGTAAGTTCAGGTGGAAATGTTACTGTAGGTGTTGGCGGCACATCAAACGTTATGGTTGTTAGTGCAACTGACGTGACCATCAATGGCAACTTAACTGTAACTGGCAACGCCACACTCAGCGGTAACATCATTGGAGATAGAGTACAAAATGGCAACAGCCAACTTGACATTCAAACTGCCAATGGCAATGCCAACATAACCATCAACGGTAATTCTAACGTTGCTGTGTTTAGCGAAGGTGCATTGACCATGAAGGGTAATGTGTTGCCTAGTGCCAACGTTACCTACAACTTGGGTAGTTCTACACAACGTTGGAACGACTTGTGGTTGAGCAACAGCACAATTTATCTAGGCAACGCCCAGATCAGTGCAAACGCCACAGCAATTGTGATGACCAATCCTGCAGGCGGACAAACTGTATTGGCTGGTGCTAGTCCCGGCGTAACTGGTGCAACAGTAAGTGCAAGTGGCAATATTGATGGCGGCAACTTGAGAACTGTTGGATTGATTTCAGCAACTGGCAACGTCACTGGTGGTAATTTAATAACTGCTGGATTGTTATCAATTGGTGGTGGAAGCCAAGCAGCCAGCTATAGTGCAAGTGGAAACGTTACTAGTGGTAATTTACTTACTGGTGGATTGATTTCAGCAACTGGCAACGTCACTGGTGGCAACATCTTAGGTGGTGCCAATGTTAACGCTACAACACACACAGGTACCACAGTATCAGTAACGGCAAATATCACTGGTGGTAATATTTTAACTGCTGGATTGTTGTCAATTGGTGGTGGAAGCCAAGCAGCCAGCTACAGTGCAAGTGGAAACGTTACTAGTGGTAATTTACTTACTGGTGGATTGATTTCAGCAACTGGCAATATTAGCGGTGGTAACGTAACTGCAACAACTGGATTAACTGCTGGTACACTGTCATTGACAGGCAACACAATCAGCTCAACTGATGCAATAATCACAATTGATCCTGCTTCTGCAGGATCTAGTGGTGCAGTTATCATTCAAGGTAACTTGAGTGTGACTGGTAACGTAACATACATCAATTCTAATAACGTCACAACCAATGACTTGACCATTAATGTGGCTAACAATGCTGCCACTGCTGCGGCAGCAAATGGCGGTGGTATTGAAGTTGGCCCAGCTGGTTCACAGTATGCAAGTTTTACCTACAACAGCACCAGCAACACCTGGGTAGTAAGCAACGGTGCCAACGTAAGTGGCGCAGTAAGTGCAAGTGGCAACGTCACTAGTGGAAATATACTTACAGGTGGATTGATATCTGCAACTGGTAATATAACCGGTGGCAACGTGTTAGGCGGAGCAAACGTTAATGCAACCACACATACAGGTGCCACAGTTTCTGTAACTGGTAACGTTGATGCTGGTAACTTGAGAACTGGTGGATTGATATCTGCAACTGGTAATATAACCGGTGGCAACTTGTCAGGTACCAGCATTGTGGGTACATTGACCACAGCCGCACAAACCAATATCACATCAGTTGGTACGCTGACTGGCGGTACTTGGAACGCAACTAGCATTAGCACCACATATACTGATGCCAAAGTAACATCTGTGGCCAGCAGAACTGGTGCAGTTACATTGGCACAAGCTGATATTTCGGGTCTAACAACTGGCAGCACTCCAACATTTGCTGGATTGACTGTTGGCACTGGTAGCATTACTGGCGGCAATATTATAAATGGCAACGGAAACGGTATTGGCAATATTGGCAGTTCAAGTGTGTTTTTCAACACAGTGTTTGCCAAGGCCACATCGGCACAGTATGCTGACTTGGCAGAAAATTATCGTGCAGATGCTGCATACGAACCAGGCACAGTGCTTGAATTTGGAGGCGATGAAGAAGTTACTATAAGTACCACAGATTCCAGCAAACGAGTTGCTGGAGTGGTATCAACCAACCCAGCGTATTTGATGAACGCAGGACTCAGCGGCGAACATATTGCTTCTGTGGCACTGACTGGTCGAGTACCTGTAAAAGTTGTGGGACCAGTCGCCAAAGGAGATTTAATGGTATCAAATGGAAATGGACGAGCAAGAGCATGTATGAATGCAGTTCCAGTTGTGGGTACTATACTTGGTAAATCATTAGAAAACTTTACAGGCGGCGAGGGCACAATTGAAGTCGTGATCGGCAAACAATAAGGATGCTAAATGAGCTTTCCGGTATCGCCGACTAACGGGCAAATTTCAGTTGTAAACAATGTAGCATATCAGTATGCAACTGCAAATTCGTCTTGGACTCGTGTTCTAAGCATTGCCAATGTAATTCAGGCCAATGTAATATCTGCCAACGTGCTAAACGTTGTGCAGGCATTCAGCATTACTGGTAATATTGCCACAGGCAACTACTTCATTGGTAACGGCGCATTTTTAACTGGCCTTGCAGCTACATATTCAAACGCCAATGTAGCCAACTACTTGCCTACCTACACTGGCAACTTGGTCAGTTTAACTGGCCCAGTCACGACCACTGCTAACGTAACTGCCAACAATGTTTTGTTTGGCACCGGAGTAGTGAGTGGCACTGGCACAGTATATGCTGCCACAGTCAGCACCACCGGCAATGTCAACAGCGGATATATCAGCACAGGTCAAGCATCAGTTGGCAATTTGTTTTCAGGCGGCTATGTTAGCGCCACAGGTAATATTACAGGTGGTAACTTGTCAGGTACCAATATTGTGGGTACACTGACCACTGCAAGTCAAACAAATATTACCGCAGTTGGTACGTTAGGTAGTTTAACTGTTACAGCCAATATAACTGGTGGCAATGTTTTAACTGGTGGATTGATAAGCACAACTGGCAATGTAACTGGTGGAAACATCTTGGGCGGCGCAAACGTCAATGCCACAACACATACAGGTACCACAGTTTCAGTTACAGCCAACGTAACTGGTGGCAATGTTTTAACTGGTGGACTAGTATCTGCAACTGGCAATGTAACTGGCAACTATATTTTAGGTAATGGCGCCTTGCTGACTGGTGTGATCACAAGTGTGGCCAACATCAACAGCGGCACAAGCAATGTTACAGTTGTGAGTTCAGGTGGTAATGTTTCGGTAGGAGTGGGCGGCACGTCAAACGTGGCTGTGTTTGCAACCACAGGTGAATACATTACCGGTGTGTTAAGTGCAAGCGGCAATATTACTGGTGGTAATATCTTGGGTGGCGCCAATGTCAACGCAACCACACACACAGGTACTACAGTATCAGTAACGGCAAACGTAACTGGTGGCAATATTCTAACTACTGGGTTAATATCAGTAACCGGCAATATTTTAGCTGGGAATATTATAGTTGTTGGAGGCTTTTATGATACAGGTGACCATCTTGTTACCAGTACAGCCGCTAATGCAAATATTGTTTTAACTCCAACTGGTACAGGCATTACCCAAAACAACGGCGCATTTAGCGCAAGTGGCAACGTAACTGGTAGCAATATCTTAACTGGTGGATTGATTTCAGCAACTGGTAACATTACTGGTGGCAATTTGTCAGGTACTAACATTGTTGGCACACTGACCACAGCAAGTCAAACTAATATTACCGTAGTTGGCACACTTGGATCATTGACAGTAACAGCAAATACAACCAGTGGTAACTTCTTAACTGGTGGATTGATTTCTGCGACAGGTAACATAACTGGTGGTAATATTTTGGGCGGTGCAAACGTCAATGCCACTACGCACACTGGCACAACTGTATCAGTTACAGCCAATATTACTGGCGGCAATATCCTAACAGGTGGATTGATTTCTGCGACAGGTAACATAACTGGTGGTAACTTGTCAGGTACTAACATTGTGGGCACATTGACCACAGCAAGTCAAACTAATATTACATCAGTTGGCACACTTGGTTCATTAACTGTTACAGCCAACACAACCAGTGGCAATTTGCTAACAGGTGGATTGATTAGTGCAACTGGCAACATCACAGGCGGCAATCTTATTCTCAGTGGCGGTATTGTTGACAACACAGGCAATTTAGATCTACAAACTTCTGCGGCAAATGCCAACATTAATCTGACACCCAATGGCACTGGCAATGTTTATTCAAATGCAAACGTGTTTGTTAATGGATTGATCAGTGCCAGTGGCAACATCACTGGTGGTAATCTTATTACAGGAGCAGGATCAGGCGGCAACCTAACTGGTGCTAACGTAATTTCTGCTAACACTGTTACTGCAACTGCTAATATAACTGGCGGCAATATTTTAACTGCTGGCGTAATATCAGCGACCGGTAATATTGCTGGCAATGTGTTTATTGGCAACGGTTCACAATTGACTGGTATTACTTCAAGTTATGGCAATGCCAACGTAGTGGCCAACTTGGCTGCGTTGGGTTCCAACCCAGTGTCAACCACAGGCAACATTACTGGTGGTAATATCTTGGGTGGCGCCAATGTCAACGCAACCACACACACAGGTACTACAGTATCAGTAACGGCAAACGTAACTGGTGGCAACATCCTAACTGGTGGATTGATCTCAGCAACTGGAAATATCACTGCTGGTAATATCATAGTTGCGGGAGGTTTTTATGACACTGGTGACCATCTCATTACCAGCACAGCCGCTAACGCAAACATAGTATTGACTCCTACTGGCACTGGTATTACCCAAAACAACGGCGCATTCAGCGCAACTGGAAATATCACTGGTGCTAATCTATTGATTAACAATGATGCCACAATTACAGGCAATTTGGTTGTAAACGGCAATACCACATTCATCAATTCCAATGCAGTTACAACCAACGACAAATCAATCACACTGGCCAACAATCAATCAACAGCAGCCAACGTTGATGGAGCAGGTATTGATGTTGGTGGTACAACCATTGCCTACTGGAGATTCAATAATGCCACTACCAGTTGGCAAAGCAACATTGGATTAACGCCAGCTGCCAACGCCACACTTGCATTAGGAGGAACTAGCAACTACTGGGGCGCTGCTTACCTCAACTCCGTGAATATTGCCACAACAGCAACTATTGTAGGTAACACAACCAGCGGTAACTTGTTAACAGGTGGATTGATATCGGCTACATCAACAATCACAAGTGCTGCAAATATAACCGGTGGCAATATCCTAACTGGTGGCGTGATATCTGCTGCCGGCAACATCACCGGTGGCAACTTGTCAGGTACCAATATTACAGGTACATTGGCCACAGCCGCGCAAACAAATGTCACATCAGTTGGCACATTAGGTTCATTAACTGTCACAGCCAATACAACCAGTGGTAATTTGCTAACAGGTGGCTTGATATCAGCAACTGGCAACATCACTGGCGGCAACTTGTCGGGCACCAACATTGTGGGTACATTAACCACTGCTGCTCAAACTAACATTACTTCCGTTGGCACATTAGGTGCATTAACTGTCACAGCAAACGTGACCGGTGGTAATATCTTAACTGCTGGGTTGATTTCAGCAACTGGCAATATCACTGGTGGCAACATACTAGGTGGTGCCAATGTCAATGCCACAACACACACAGGTACCACAGTATCAGTAACAGGCAACATCACTGGTGGTAACGTATTAGGCGGAGCCAACGTCAATGCTACCACACATACAGGTACCACAGTATCAGTTACCGCCAACGTAACTGGTGGTAACTTATTAACAGGTGGATTAATATCAGCAAGTGGTGCTATCGTCACTGGTGGCGATCACTCACTAACAGGTAACATTGTTGACACTGGTGCTCTTTGGATCAACACTACTGCAAACGGAAACATCACTCTCAACGCCAACGGCACTGGTGTTATTACTTTCAACAATCCAATAACCAACGGTCAAGCCAACGGTGTCGGTAACATTGGTACAAGTGCTAACAGTTTTAACACTATATTTGCCAAAGCCACATCAGCACAATACGCTGACTTGGCAGAGATGTATGTGGCCGATGCTGACTATGTTCCAGGTACTGTGCTGGAATTTGGCGGCAATCACGAAGTTACTGTCAGTAACAGCGCAGCCAGCGCATTAGTAGCAGGTGTGGTTAGTACCAATCCTGCACACTTGATGAATAGCACAGCTCAAGGCGAATACCTAGCAGCAATTGCTCTCGTTGGGCGAGTTCCAACACTGGTAATTGGGCCAGTAACTAAAGGCGCGATGATGGTGTCAGCAGGCAATGGTCACGCACAAGCATCAGCCACCCCTGCCATGGGTACTGTGATTGGTAAAGCCCTTGAAGACTTTGATGGTGTGTCTGGTACCATTGAGATTGTTGTGGGAAGGATCTAACATGCCAATAATTGGACCAGGAGTTACCATTGGACCCGGAGTCTCTATCACAGCGGTGCCTCCAGTTACTTCAGGACTATCACTTTTTTTAGACGCAGGTAATTCTGCAAGTTATCCGGGTACAGGTACTGCATGGAGTGATTTATCAGGCAACGGCAACAATGGAACATTGGTTAACAGTCCTGCATATACTGCTGCCGGAAGAGATAGTTATTTTAGTTTTGGCAGCGGTGCAAGTCAGAGAACTAGTTTTACCTATCAAACTCCACAACAAACAGCATCCACTGCGTTCTCATGGAATATATGGGTATATCCTGTTGCAAATTCTGATAGTTACGTTCTCATGGGCTACAGAGGAACCACACCCTTAAAGTTTTACAAATTGACCACTCAAAAATTTGAAATGTATCCTGCAGAAGTATTTTATTTGCAAACACTTAACGTATGGCAAAATATATGTGTAGTTTATGATGGTACCCAGGCTGGCACCAACAACATGAAGATGTATGCAAATGGTGCACAGGTAGGATTAAGAGATGCAGATGCTCCTGACTTGTTGGCCAGTGCTATGCCATTCTATGTTGGAGGAGATCCTATTGCTGGTGAATATGCTACAGCAAGAATCAGTCAAGTTATGGTCTATAGTCGAGCATTGACCACAGATGAAATAACACAAAACTTCAATTCCACAAGGTTTAGATACGGACTATAAACTGGCCAACTCTACTCGTTCCACCGCAGCCAGTTTTTGTTGAACACTATCAATGTTCAGTGTGCTCCACAATCCAGGATGCATGGGCTTGGGCCATGTGCCCACAGCAATCCAAGCATAGCCAATGTGTTCGTCGTTTAACACAGGTTGGAATTCTTGATCCAACACACAAACCCAAGTGTGATATTCAAATATGCCATCTGCTGATGTGAATTTTTCTAACGGCATGAGTCGACGATAGTCTGGAAAACTGCCCAATTCTTCCTGGCACTCACGTTCCATACCACCCAACAATGTTTCGCCTGCTTCCACTTTGCCACCGGGCAAGCCCCATGCGCCAGGATGCTTGACGTCATTTCTCAAGAGATATAGATAACGGCCAGTGTCACGGGCCAGGAACCAAACGCCTACGGCTTTTACAGTACTAGGCTCCAGGTGCCTGCTGGGTATTCGCCCTGATAACTTTTGGTCCATTCTGCTCCAGTCCATTCATATTGTGTACCAGTAGTTATGTTGGTCACATACTGCACCGCAGTTTCTCCTTCACTCACAAATACCACACGCCAGCGCGAGCCGTCCCACTCGATAATGTCGTTGGCTCGGGCCACTAACGGCTGTCCGGCTGTGCCTGCCCATGCTGTGGGATTGGCCACGTTGTCATAGGTGCCAGTGCTTTCGGTCAACAAGTAACGAATACCTGTAACAGGTGCGGGCAATCCGTCTCCGGGACCGCTGAGTAAGGGATCAATGATTGCGTCAATTGGATTGAGAGTATTTTGTGGTGCAGTGTCCCCATCTGGAGTGAATATGACCAGTCTATCATCGTCAGGATTGATAACAATGGTACCAATGATGGGCGGGCTGTTGCTGTCGGGTGGCGTGTCCACAGGACGATTCAATCTAATCTGGCTGATGCCAGGCCGCAACACGCCGTATGCTGAAATCACAGCAGGCCACAGCAGTGGCGAATCTGCCACAATAGCAGTGGGATCTAAATCCGCATAAGCGCCATTGGGCACCACGGTTCTAGCCGGCAACACTTGGATTTGATTGTTGATCACAACCAGTTTGTAACCCCACGGTGTGAACATGGGACGAGTTCCCAGCAATAGGTCATTGTTGGTAATGGCATCGGCTGCATCACCTTGTGCGTCAAATATTCCGGCAATGATACGTTCCACCACACCCAGTTTCTTGATCTTGGCCGGAGATGAAATCCAGATGGGCATGGAGAATTTGATGCTGGCAATGTCAATAGGGTTTTCTGTGCCCTGCGGAATAGTTCTTGAACTCCAACTCAACTGATCCAAATACATTACACTCAAACTTGACCAGTCAATATAGTTGTCAGTGCTTTGCAGTTCTAGCGAAGGATTGAACAAGGTCAAAATCTGTTCAAGTATCTGCAATTTTTGATTGGTGTTTGATGTCCAGATATCCAGTGTAATACTCAGCTTGTAGGGCACAGGCATCAGTCGTTCAATGGTAAATGCATTGCCTTGTGTGGTGTCGTATGATTCTGTAGCAGTGTCGTATGTGCGTTGGCGTACTGAGAACCTATCCACAAAGGTAGGATCTTGTATTCTTGGTCGATCGTATTCAAGATTGTTGATGTAAAAAGTCATCAGCGGAGTTGATGGCAAGGCACTGGCAGAGTTTTCTTGAATGATGGTTTGTGCATTGCGACTGGAGTCGCCATATCGCACAGGCACACGCAACAGGGTGGCCTTGTTCACGCCATCAGTTTCGTTGCCGTACTCAATTTGGAACCCAGAAAAGATTCTGGTAAATTGCAGTAGGAACCTGCGTATTTGTGCGTCATAAAAAAATTGTTGCATGTTTATCTTGAAAAAGGTGGTGGTGGATTGGGTGGCAAGAAGCCGCCTTGGTCACCATTGTCTGCCTTGGGTTTGAGAGCTTGACTCAAACTCTGACGCTGTGGTACAGCACCCAAGTCATTGGTATTGGTAGTGTATGTATTGTTCACAAAGCCCGAGCGTTGTGTTTGATTGGTTGCGGCATTGTCTAGTTGTGTTCGCACTCGTTCCTCTATTTTCACCCAGGTTCTTCCGTTGTAGCGGAACAGTCTGTTGGGTTTGTAATCCAATCTCAAACAGTAATCGCCGCTCACAGCATTGGCCGGAAAACTCACACCAGGAGTAACAGGCAAACCGTTAGGAGCAAAGCCATCGCCAGTAAGATAGCCTACAGTGTAGCCGTCTGCTCGCGGAGTAATGTTCATGCCACCCTGTGTGCCATCCACTGTGGTGCCGTCAATTGTGCTCAAACTGGTTGGGTTGGCAGGTTGTCCATCTTCAAGTGTGGCCACAACATAAAACTTTTCAACGTCATATCCACTGAGTGGAACTTCCACATTGGCTTGAGCAAGGATGTCATCATTGATTTGTTGATCTTTGGGTCGGGTACTCTGCATGTCAGAGATTGTGGGAGGAGTATACTCAGACCAATAAGTTGTGTCAGTAATTTCTGTGCCAGCAGGAACATTTCTCGTGGCTCGGTAATACACATCACCGTAGTTTACAATGCTGCCACCAGGATAGAAATCACCTGGATCCCAAATGTATTCAGACACAAATGGCTTGTCTAGTATGCTGTTGTATTCTTGTGCATTTGTGAGTGGTGTGGCCTTGATGCGCCACAAGTGTGGCAACCAAGTTTGGCTGAATCCTTCACTTGCAAAATTGGCATCCTGGATCACATAGTATCTAGGCAAGGCCAAGGGCAAGGCAGCATTTAGGGGATTGTAATCTTTTAAGTTTGGCACTTCAATCACATCACCGTTCATGAGCTTGCGACCAAATGTGTCAATCATGTCGTTGTAGTGAAAGGTCACAAACAAGGTATCTGAGTTTAAAAACAATCCAAACTGCGTCAAATCAAAGTCCACATCCTGCACACGATACACACCGCGCATGACATAGATATCTGGAGCATACACTCTGTCTCTGTTTTCCAGCAACAGCAAGTCTTGAATGTTTAGTGGGCTTTGGGTATCATAAATGGGCTGGGTGGCATCAGCATTGCCCGACAGCGCAGAGTCCTCGCCACCAGTTTGTGGGCCCAGATACTTGTGAACATAGATATCCAATCCGCCCACAGTGTACATTTCACTGATGGTGCGGTCAAAAAATTGGTAGTCTCTTGTGCGATTTGGGCGGTATAAACTTAGGCGTGGCATAGTGTATATTTATGGGCAGGTTGACCAATAATTCCAAACCTGTTATACTTTGGGCATGAAAGTAGTTCGACTAGACCGTAGATTCCGCCAATACAAACAGCATGGGCATGTGATTGCTGTGCGATGTGATAGTTGGCTGGGGGAAGGCGTATCTTTTGAACAAATATGCAAGGCCAAACTGGGGAACCGAGGATACATGCCCGACAACGACTGGCATGCTTATTTTGGCAAAAACAATGGCCGCGCCAACCGCCCATTCTGGATTTCCTTCCGCAGGGAATCAGATCTTACTTTAGTACTACTTTCTGCTGACTTGACCAAATAATCCTAACGTGCTATAATACACACA